TTGTTTTAATTGTTTTTTTTGTTATGTTGGAAGGGTATGGTTTCCCCCCCCCCCTATAATCCCCCCCCCATTCTTTCGCTGAATCGGGTTAAAAAATCATCTCTCAGCAGCACGGCCAGCGAATGACCAGGATTGCAGTCTTTCAGAAATTGATACATCTGCAATACCTCGTCTTTTGTGCCGCTGACGGGCGATACAAGGTGGTTGGGCAATTGCCATCCGTATTGGTCGTAGATGACATAATCGGCCTTTTCAGATTTCCAAATCATCATCAAATAGTGTTAGTTGTTTAATTACTCTTCCATTTGTTAATACGATTTCGTTCTTGCATTCCCGGTCAAACCTTTTGCAGCCTTCACGGAAATACTCTTCATCCAATTCGCAGCCGACATAATCAAACCCCATCCGCCATGCTGCAATGCGGCTCGACTGACTGCCCATCATAGGGTCGAAAATCACCCCCCCCTGCGGTGCATAGTTCTTGAGCAGCCATTCATACAAGGCTATCGGTTTTTGGGTGGGGTGGATTCGGTCGGTATCGGTTTTCTCCTTTGCATTAGACCCAACCCACGATTTAAAAAACTTCTTGACGGGTTTCTCAAACGATGTCCATGCGAGTTCGCAATCTGCAAAACTATTTTGCCCCGTGCCTTTATCCCAAACCACCCAACATGATGAGTTTTGATGGAAGGTTTCAACGAAATGATTTGCACCCCAAACAATCTGATTGCGGCTCACTCGCATCATCTCACGAAAGAAGGCAGCATCCGGCGAATCTGCATCCCAATCACTTTTGCCTCGGTAGATTCTGCGGTGGCCGTTGCCAAGGTTCATTGTTGTTGCCCCAATCCCATACGGAGGGTCGGCAATGCAGAGGTCAAAGGCATTATCCTTCAACCCCTGCATGAATGTCATGCAATCGCAGTTATAAACTTCACTCTTCGGCATTGTAAAACAAGCTTCTTTCACCCGTCTGCGGCAGCAAGCGGAACACCAAATAACCATCGTGTTTTGATAGATTTCTCGTTATCTTCATTCTGCGGCTTTTCTCCTCAAGGCCGTATGTATTGCAAATCTCCTGCAACGCATCTTTGCAGCAGATATTTGCATTTGCGCCCTTGCCGCTATAAGAAATGCGGATGCCGCTTTTGTTTGAAAACACCAGATCGATCTCATCGGTGATGGGGTCTCGTCTCACATCCATGCGCTCCAACCGATTGCTTTTAATGATCCTGCTTAACACCGATGAGAATGTGATTTGATAATCGCCATTGCCATCCTTGAACTTCATCGATATTTCGTAGGTGTCAAGTTTGGTTTTCCTTGTCCTCTCCCTGCGGGCAGGGCATAATGATTCAAATTGTTTTTCCATGTTGTTTTTGAATTAAAAATTAATATTATAAATTCTGCTTTTCAGATTCCTTTATCCGTGATTCTATCTGCTGAATGATGTTATCGATGGTCAAACCTCCGTACACCTTTGCAATGTCCTTCAGAATCGATAATTGCGCTCTCAATCTCAATGTTGCGTTGTTTCTCATCTCTTTTCAAAATTATTTTCTTTCGTATTTCAGTTCTCATGGATGCCCTCGGTGAGGGAATCGCCCTTCTTCCGCTTATTGTCTGCTCAAACACTCGCATGATGGCAGCATCGGCAAGTTCCTCGGCTCTCTGCTTACCACATCCACCTGCTGCCACCCCCATTGCGTATGCAAGAAGGTCATTCCGCTCGCTGCTGAGCATCTGGTACAATTGGGATGCTGCCGTTTTATCGCCCTGCAAATGCGCCTTGGCAAGGTGGGCAAAACGTTCGATGTAGTCATAGTCCTGCCAGCTTGCCTTTACCTTCTCGTTGTAGTCGATTCGTACATCACGCATCTTGTCGGAGAACATCATCACTTCAGAATGGCCGTCAACAATCTTGAAGGAAAACTTTGCATCAACGGCATCGGGCGAGACCTTATGCTCGGCACACCAAATCATTTTGGCTCTCGTTCCGTAGTAACGTTTGCTGTTCACGGTCAAAACAAAGCAATCCCTTGCAAGCGGTCTCAGTCGTTTCCATCGGCCATCTTTGAGATGCTTGTAGATGTCGATGCCATCGGTGTAATACTCGCCTATGATTTTTGTCATTCCGTTCATCGTGTCAAAAGTTCAAATCGGTGATTCTGATTATCTTTCCATTCCGTTACTTCCAAATAGGCGGCATCGCATAACTGACGGCCACAAGCCTTCATCACATAGCACATTGTGTAGAGGCTGCACACCGTGCATCCGTTGCCCTCGCAGGGTACAAGCCGATGCCGCTCACGGCCTAACTTGATTTCAATTGTTGGTTTCATTCTTCATTTTTTTGCGTTCCATGGCTATCCTAACCGCGTCTTTGCAATAGTCTGTCCATATCTCCTGCTGGCTGATAGTTGTGACTCCATACCACCATCTTTGCTTG